CCTTGGAGAAATGCCGATTCCATGCTATGTTTTAGAGGATGGTACACGGGTTCTTTCAGGTCGAGGGATGCAGGAGGCTCTCAAAATGGTAGACGAAGCTGAAGAAGGTAGGCAAACCGCGGGGACCAGATTGAGCCGATATTTAAGCCAAAAATCGCTCAACCCATTTATTTACAAGGATAAAGAAGAGGACCACTTTAAGCCTATTATTTGTAACGATAGGGAGACAAAGATAAATGGATATGAAGCGACTGTATTGGTCGATATTTGTGATGCCTTCCTTGAGGCCAGACAAGCTATCAATCTATCTCCTCGTCAGGAAATCATTGCCGCTCAATGCGAAATACTTGTACGAGCATTTGCCAAAGTAGGCATTGTAGCGCTCGTAGATGAGGCAACAGGATACCAGCAGGATAAGAATAGAGCAAAAGATGAGCTTCAAAAGTTCTTGTCGCAATTCATTTCGGACGAGGCAAGCCGTTGGGTAAAGACTTTTAACGATTCATTCTTTGAAATGATATATAGAATGCACGGATGGAATTGGACTATGACCCACAAGCGGCCGGGTGTTGTTGGAACGTGGATTAATGATATTGTTTACGAACGTCTGGCTCCAGTGATATTAACCGAACTTCAAAAAGTCAATCCGAAAACAGACAAAGGAACGCGAAAAGACCGTCATCACCAGCATTTAACCGAAGAGATAGGCCGGCCAAAACTGAAAGAGCATTTAGCAGCTGTAGAGGCGTTGGGACGGGCCTCTGGGTATAATTGGGTCAGATTTATGCAAATGCTTAACGCCGCATTTCCGAAACAATACCAACAGTTAGATTTGCTTTTCCCGGATGATGTAAGGGTTGAGAATGGCGAATAGATGCAAAGTCGTAAATACAAAGACGAGGGATGGCTAAAACCATTCCTCTTTTTTTGGATATTCCAATTTGAAATTGTAAATTTGGGTTACTAATTACTAAATTTATTGATATGAAGAGGTATTTACTATTGTTATTATTTGCTGCTTTATGTATTGGAGTAAATGCACAAAACAATGTGCCACATTATCAAGGTGAAATAAATGTTGGTTATGGCATTGGCATAGGAGATTATCAGGTTGATAGATTTTATGTTGAAACCATACATGGGGCTCGAATTATCCCCCATCTTTTTTTGGGTGCTGGAGCCGGATTAGCGCTATTAAATGGGGGACATGTGACAATACCTGTATTTGCAAATGTGAAAGGATACTTTACAAAAAGTAAAGTTTCGCCGTATATTTTTGCTAATCTTGGATACGGATTTGGGGACGAAAAAGGGTTTTATGGAGCAGGGGGTTTAGGTGTTGATTTTACGATTGCTTCAACATTGGGTATTTATATTAATTTAGGTTATCAATCATTAGGAATTGCCGACAATATCCAAAGTAATGGAATATATGGCCCTTCAAATATGGGAGCTTTCTTAATCCAGACGGGATTTAGGTTTTAATATTTTATTTGGTTGATTTGTCCCCAAATTTAGAAACTGATGTGATTAATTTGTTATGAATCGTGCTATATGAAGAAAATTTGGTTCTCCTTGTTAGTTGTATTAGCAACAACCGCTGTTGCGCAGGATAGGATAGATGAGAAACCTACATCACTAACATATAAATCAAAGGAAATAAGATATGCTTTATATTGGGAGCGTAATCCTAAAAAAGGGAAATGGAAGAGTAGAATGAATACAGATCGCCCATATTATGGAGAAGGAAAATTTAGCTCAAATTTTAATTCAATGTTTTTCGGTAAAATTGATAGTTTAACATTTTTCTTTATTGATTATTGGGATGGGCGATTTAAATATCCCAATTTGAAATTAGAATGGACATATTATAAGTCGCTAAAATCTGCATTAATTACGGATTCAGATTATGAGGCGATGAAGAATATACAATATGGAGAAACACTTAAAATATTTTCTAAATTTACGGATTATGCATTTAAAGGGGATATAGGATATTCATTTTCGGTGTTTTTAGATGACATAAAACGTAGTTATTTATCTTTTATAAAAGATGCTGAAAAAGGATATGAATTGTATCTTTCGAGTCTAATTCTGACTATAAAACGAGTTAAAAGTGAGGATAAAGACGTGGTTAGATTTCGGGTATATCCAGATGCCGACTATAAACTGATTGATTCATGTTATTTTGAAATCCCTTATAAGGAGTTTCAAGTTCTATTTAAATCTGATTCTCGTCTTAGATATAAGTAAAATGGGTGAATTGGCCAAATTAGAATAAGCCGGGACTATTTCCCGGCTTTGTTTTACAGTACAATCACAGTTCTGTCTTTCTTTATCGAATACTCTCCGCTGATATTTGCAACATTCAGCACGGCGTAATCTTTGGCGTTGATCGTGGCCCTTGCGCCGTGCATCAGGATTATCGTATGGATGAATTTAGTCCCTGCCGCTTCTATAGTAGCATCTGTATCTCCGACGATACATACGTACTCTTTACCTTTGAGCGCGATATTGCCCGCATCTACATATACTTCCAGCCCTTCTAAACTGTCTCGGTTCTTTCTGAACACTTCGACCGAGGGGAAGTTGTGGTCTTGGCAGAATTCGATTCCCTGCGGTGTGAACATGAGTTTTATGAGTTCGGGGAAGTCGTGAATGCGCATTACCTTCCTGCATGCTCCGCCACGGAGAGCGGAAATCCTGATCTCTTCCAGATTTTTATTCGAGTGTGTCATTATGCTTCTTCTTTATCCTCGCCCCTGTCTGCGGGGTTTGGCTCGTTGAACTTTACTGTTAATTGCGATGTCAGGCGGTCGCCGGATATGTTGTAGCTGCCTGAATTACCTGCGTATGTCAGGTGGTATATTTCATCACTTATTCCCGGTACCGATATATCTACCTTACCTAAGTGTAGCATCCGGATAAAAGTATCGTAGTTTAAAAGGTGCTCCTCCGGGGTTTCTCCCGTAATTATAAAAGTCAATGTTAAATCCCGTGCCGCCAATTTGGGTTTGTCGGGATATATGACTTCCTTGCCGTCTTTCTTGGGGTCTTCGTTTTCTACGAAGTCTTTCAGGCCGGCAGGGGATTTTAACCCGGCAATAAACCCGGAACCCATTGCAACGCCCATTGTGTAGGCGTCTGTCCTGTTGATGAGTAAATCTCCGATCATTGCTTATTTAATTCTTGGTCTAAAAATAATTCTGCTGTATCAATGACATCATAACCTTTAGAACTGACAAAGCCGGCGTAATACATGCCGTCTGCGAAAATAATGCTTGTCCCGGCTTTATTTTCTTCGTTGAGTACTTTATTGGTTTCAGCAGCAGCCGTTGGATCTGGATGATTTTGGTCTCCTATAAATCGCCGTTTTTCTTTTCCTTCATAAGTAATTACGTAACCAAGAGCGCTGCGTAAGTTCCATGTGTGGTTTAGGTAGTCGCGTTTGCCAGATAATAGTCGCGCTTCTTTTTGTCTTATTAATGCTTCACGAGCCTTCTCATCCATGAAATCTACAACCTCCTCTTCGATGCCGTCGATAAATTTGGTCAGGTCCGATATGTCCTTTTCAATTTTCATTACAGTTCACTTGTATTGCGCTTGATCGCCGCTATGTCTTCCCGAATTTCCGTCAGAGCAGCCTTCATAACAGCTGTATTCCCGTTTATTTCGACGATCTCCATGTAGGTCATAACAGCGTACCGGAGCAGCTCATTATCCACTTGCACGCTTGTGTATATGGCCGTTTCGATATTTCCGATGGAGTTCAGCAGCCCGATAATAGATTGAGTTTGCATCATCACATATCCTCGGATGTCGGTAACCTTGCCTTGAATGTCCGTGAATCGGCCGTTTAACTCGTCGCCGGTATCTTGAGACATGGCTTTAAAGCCTCTCTCCGTGGCTTCCTGCTGAGCAGCTCCGGCATTTCCAAGCAACTCTTTTGTCTCGGCAGGAAGACTATCCCAAATGGCTTGAAATTCATCTCCAACCTTGTTGAGATCGTCCGCAAATCCACTCATGGAGTCTATCACATTGTCAATACCGATGAAGACGCCATCCTTAAACCATTTAGATTTATAGCGGTTAAATACCTCGCCAATGCGCTCTTCAAGGAATTTGGAAATAATCATTTGCCGCATAATATCCGCGACAATCTCGTCCACCTTTTCGCCCCACGCTTCGGCCGCATTCTCGCCTTCCATAAATGCGTCTATAAACGCATCTCCAAGTTCCTTTGCGATTTCTTCCGCCGTGCCCCCAATAATGGTTTCGACGACCTCGTTAATCACTTCAGCGGCTTCGGCTCCAAGCTCTTGAATCTGACGCTCCCATTCTCTAATTTTTGATTTGTCCGTTTTCTTCTTGTCGTTCTCCGCATTAATCTGCTTTTGGAGCAACAATTGTTGTTCTGCAAGATTGTTAAGTCGCTCGCGGGTGTCGCCAAATTTATTTTTACCCAGAAGATTGCTATCTGTATATTTGAGGTTCGAATAAGCATCGGCTATACTTTGGATCGCCTTTTTTTCTATTTCAGCCTCTTTGGATCGCCTGATGAAGAATCTCTCTACAAAGTTGCCTACGTCTTTGTACGCGCTCATTATTGATTTCGCCGCGTTATTGTAGGCGTCCTTTACATTTTTAACTGCATCGAAAGAATTTCGTTGCAATCGAATGGCGTTGGCATTATCCAATTCCCATTGCAACTGCTCAATACGCCCTTGTAGCCTGTCTATTTCAGCCTGCTTCTCTTCGTCATTGTTGAATAGACTTGCAATTTTAGTAGCGACACTCAGTACAGCCTGAATGATGGCGAGAATAACGGAAGCCCTCTCCACTGCCTTTATTGCGTTTGTAGCCGTTGTAGAGGTTGTGGTTATGGCATTGGCCGATGAGTCAGTAAGGGTTACTATACTGCTTATCATGCTCGTGGCTGTTGCCGCGATCTCACCTGCAGCACTGATTATTTCGCCCGTAGTGCCTCCTACGGCGTCGCCAATATCTTTAAACCCATCTGCAATGTCTCCGAGAGTCTTTTCCAGCCGTTGCCATTTCTCGATTGCATTTTCTTTGGGAGATGTTTGCGTATTTGATGCTGCTTTATTTACCGCATTAATTTGTGCCTTGGTTTTGTTTATTTCAGCGCGTAGTTTCTGGGCCTGCTCTGTATCGGATGAATCCAAGGCATTGTATTCCGACTCAAGAGATTGTAACGATGCTTCGAGTTCGGTTTTCAGTTCGGCTAATTTGTCTTTAGTTTTATCTGTAAGTTCTCGTATCCATTCCCCGGCTTGCACTTCGATTTCCACTATCGCAGCATCTCGTTCGGCTTCGAGACTCTTTCTTTCCCCGACGGTCCCTGCCTCTTCAATCCTTCGGTCGTAAATGTCTTTTGTGGCTTGTAGCTTTTCGCGGAAGGTGCCGTATTTTTGCAGATACTCATTCCAAGATTGAGTTTCTTTATTGATAATTTCTGCAAATCCTTCAGGCGTCAATGATATTCCGGATATACCAGATAAGTCACGCTGATATTGTGCTTTGTTCGCTTTGTTCAGAGCTTCAATTTGCGCTTGCTGGTTCTTAGTCAGCTCTCCGTCTTGAAGTCGGCGGATTTCGGCTTCTGCTTCTTGTATGGCTCGCGCGCGCTTTTGGTAGTCGAGGTCTATTTGCGCAAGTTTCTTGGCCGTTCCGTCTTTCATGGAATCAACCTCGGCCTGTAACGCATCATCCCGGAGCTTTTGCAGTTTCTGATTGAGTGCCTTCAGGTTGCGCTCTTGGTCGGATGCGGCCTTTTCTGCGGCGCTTTTGGCTTCATCACGGGCCTTTTTAGCCTCTGCGTTGAGTTCGGCAGGGGTTTTTACTGTATATAGTTTCTCTGCTGCAGGAGCAAGCTTTTCGATGCCGGCATTTATCGCTGCAATGAAGGCATCTACATCTCCTTCATAGCCCTTGTTTATTTGCTTCCAGATGTCATCTCCTTCTTCGCCCATCTTTTTTAGGGCTGAAATGAATTCTTCGCGATACTTATTAATGCCAGATATCGATTTGGCATATTGTTTTGCCTCAAAAATTGCACTCGGCAATTCAAATCCACTTTCCTTATTCTGCTCTAATCGCTTTTTATATTCTTCGTTGTATTTTTTTAGCGCAGAAGAATAATTGGTATAGGCGTCGCCAGTTTTTTCAATACGTGCTATAGTTTTTTTATCCTCTGTAATAAGCTCTTGGGCGGCTTTAGCTTGTGCGACTTCGACAATTGCATCCCGCAGGTCTTCATAGGCGCCGACGGCATTTCCGACCATAACCTGTTCTGCGGCCATATTGCCGAAATAGGCAGGGTAGATGTCTTGCAGCTTCTTGACGGCCTCGGCCCGTTCTTCATAGGGCTTGGACAGGTCAGTCGCGGCATTATACAGCAGGTTCAGTTTGGTTAATTCGGATTGCGCCGACACAGAGCCTTGAGCCATCGCGGAATTGAATTGCTCAAGAGCGGCAGCGGCGGTATCTATTGCTGTCTTGCCTTTAAACAGCGATGCCACCCAGCTTGTTATTTCCTTTCCGTAAAGGGCAAGTACGGTAACTCCGGCGACAAGCAGGGTCTGCCACGAGAAGATGGACGATGCGATCTGCTTCCATACGGGCGTAAATGTTTGCCCGGCTTTCTTCAATTCATCAACAGATTTCTTCGCACGGGCTATTTCATCTGCCAGCATCGGCAGGTTGTTGGATATGGCCAAAAAGAATATTTGAGGACCATACGCCAACGACGGCAATTCGCGGGCAACCTGCTGAATCTGGAATCCAAGCATATTGAATCCGGAAGCATAATTACCGACATTGCGGGTGTGTACCCCCATTGTAGCATCTAGTTCTTTAACTTTCGTATCAATGGATTCGATGTTTTTGAGCAGGTTTTGCCCCCAGCCGCTTGTTCGTTCGCTTTCATTCAACGAGCGATATACGGTGCGCATTCGTGATAATGCTTGCGACATTTCGTCAATGGATCCACGTGCGACTTGTTCGAACTTGATTTGATTGACTAACTCTTTTCTGGCGCGAGATATGGCCTGTTTGTATTCCTCGATGGATAGCGTAGCTTCAAGGCGGCTTGACTTCTGATTCTGCGTCAATTTCATGCCTTGACTCTCCGCTTTATTCAGGCTATCTATCTCCGATTTAAGACGCTTTATTTGAGCTTCGTATTGAGATATAAGGATGACATTCTCCTTTTTTGAAGCATTGACGGCTTTTAATTCTTCGATTAGCTCATGATACGCCGCCGTTTCGGCCTTGGCCGCTTGTGCTCCGGCTGTAGAGTCGCCACCCGTGTTCCCTATAGTGGCCGAAGCCGCTGTTTTGGCTGCCGCATCCATCGCCTGACGCTCCATTTGGGCGATCTTGCGCATGGATTGCTCCACACGGGCCTCCATTTCTCCGATCTTGCGGTTTATGACGTCGAAATCCTTGGTGCTGTCAGGGATGTCCGCCAGCACGCGCCGCAACTGCTCAAGCATGCTGATGAAGCTCTTGAGTTTGTCGGTTTCCGCATTTATTTTGAATGATAAAGCACTCATTGATGTATTTTATTACCTCGTCTTTTATTGCCTCTTCTTTTGGCCATTTCGGCCCCCGATCCTTTGACTATCTTTTTCTCGTCGCCGACGAGCGTGCGAACCTTGTCCGTCATCATCAGAAGCATGGTAGGGTAGTTTATGCCCTGAAACGCCTCTTTGTAGGATATGTTCAGCTGGTCCATCATCGTCGCCATGATCCCGGTTATAGTGTTGTTGCCGACGGTCTCCGCAATGGTATTGCGCCGCGTCTTGTCAATCTTGACTGAATCGAACAAGTCTTTCCCCGACACTATTTCTGCTATAGCGCAGGTGGCGTGGGATATTTCCTCATAGGAGGCATATCTCTTGGCGTACCATAGAAATACCTTCTGCGCCCACTTGCGCCGGAACATAAGTCGCGATATTGTGCCCAGAGAGAATCTTTGCCGGCCTTGTATCGATACATCTATCCGCCCGGCAGCAAAGGCCCTTGCCAAGTCTTTGACAAAAGGCTGGTACATCCGGAATGTGAACATTCCGAGCTTTACCGCGACATGATGCTTGTTCAGCAGAGACCGGGCGACAATGTCCGCCGATTTAATCATGATCTTTGGATATGGTTGTCGCTAATCCTTCCATCACGGCGGCCACCGATGCAATGTCCTCCAGCGGAATCATCAGCAAGGTTTTCTGATAGCAGTCGAACAGCTCGGCGAAGGTGCTTCGCTTCATAAAGCGACGGCACAGGAGCCATGCCCTGAGGCGGTGCAATATGCTCCGGCTGCCCACGATTGCCAGCGCAACGCTGTAGGCCATCGCGGCTATGCACACCTTGCTTTCGTCCGGCTCTTTTTTTACGTCGATTGCCGTCATAATGCGGGTGGCGGTCATCGGCGACATTTTGTATATCGTGTATCCTTTTGAAGCGATACGTATGCTGATAAAGTCTAATTTCATGGTAATTGTTATAATAGAATAGGGGTGAGGGGCTTATGCCTCCCACCCCCGTACTTGAATGTTGACAGGTTGCTAAACGCTCTCCTCTTCGGAAGCATCGAACCAGTATTCCGAAGAAACCGCTGCATTGTCGGGTTCGAGTGCCGTGGCCACAACGCCAATAGCACTTGCGCCGTCGGTCTGGGCGTCGCGTGCGATAACCGACGCCTTCGGGAATACGCAGTACTGATTGTCTTCAGTGAGGGCAACCATGAACCTCTCGATTATTACCACGCCTCGGTTGCGCTTCCACGACGTTGCGGTTGCGGTGCCGCCCATGAGGTCGGCCTTCGTCGAATAGTCGTATTGACCGATGGTGAAACTCATCTGGATATTTCCCATCTCGGTCGATTGGCGGTATACGCCGTTTGTGAGCTGATTCCGGTACTCGGTGGTAGACGGTTCCTCCTCCTCAATACTCCACGTATCTTGGTGAATGTTCTCGACCTGCTTGGTACTCTCGTCGCTCAAGAGCGTTTTGAGTGAAGCAAGGGTGACATCCGCCATGATCTTTGCAGGGTCTCCGTAATACAGCTTCTTGATTCCTACTGCTGTTACTTTTGCCATTGTTTTAGTTGTTTTTAATGTTCAATACTCTGAATAATACCCGGATATAGACATAGTGGCATCCTAAGTTCGGATCCTCCTCGCGGCCGATATTTTCATATCTGTACCTATATGCGGATTCGTCGTAAGTGCCGTAGGTCCATTCCTTGAATCTGGCTTTCGCCGCTCGTTCAAGCTCGTCCAGACGTTTGATATTCGCTTCGCCTTTGATGTCGGGGACGCATAGATTGACAGCCACGAAGCAGTCCTCCCAATATGTAGTCGGAGTCTGCTGGGGCGGGGTTATGACTACAACACGTTCGCGTGTGACTTTCCCGCCCGGAATGGCCCATGAAGTGTGCATTTCCTTAATCCCGAATTTCCGGCAAGCGGAAAACAAGATGTTGCGAGCATCGCCGGTTGTAATCATATCCAGAGGTCTGAAACGTTGAAATAATTGTTCTCCTTTGGTATTGCTACCGTGCCTTCACCGCGGACTTCGCCGGTTGTCTTATCAATGCACTTCACATAACTCCCTTTGGGGATTCCCTTTCCTTCGTAGACGATATGGTATTCCGATTGACGCACTTCGCCGTTTTCAGACACAAGGCGCACGGTCGTGTTGTCGTCGCAACGACAATCACCTATCTTCTGCCATGTATCATCTTCGGATAATATTATCGGACGCCCCAGCTCGTCGTACTGTTTCGGCGGGTCTATCCTTAAGTAGAGTATGTGGGGCGCAAAGTACATATTACCACAAGTTTGAAGCATCCTTTATCGAAGATAAGCCGATGGAGCTGCTCAGCTCTTCTCCCGGTGTGATGCCGTATTTTCGGAGCATGAGTTGCGCTTTCTGCTTTAAGGCGCTGTCAGACCAAGAAGCCGAGTGCCCATTCTCGCTTACCGATAACGGATGCATTATCAGGCTGTCAATAAACTCAGTCACTCGTTTAGCGACGATTTGCTGTTGTTGCTCGCTGCTCGCCAGAGAGTCGGGGTCTAAGCCCCACTCTCTCGCAAAGCGGCGGACACCATAGTCTGAGATTGTCCCGACCATGTTGAACTCCTGATGTATGCACTCTGCCACCGTCATATATACCTACAATTCTACGGTCAGCGAATAGATGCC